ATCAATGGCTTTCTTATTTTGGAAGTATCGCAAAATGTTTTTGGGAGTTTTATTACATTTGGATGTACAACATTTACTAATCTTTCAAGAATACTATTTACAGGAATATATCTGGTTGGTTTCATATTTTAAATGTGTGGTAGGTTTTCTTTAAGTCCTTGATAAGTATTTATTAATTATGGTGGGGAGTTCTCTCTAATTATCTCCAAGTATAATATTATTAAGTTTAGTTTTTACACCAAAAGCTCGGTGTGCTAATATACCCAATACAATCAATCCTATAAACCACAATAGAATAGAAACCCCAGGATAAGCCTTGTGTAATACGACCGCTGCAATAAGTGTAAGAAGTACATCAAAGATTGCTATACCAAATACGTGTGTGTGAATACCTTTTCCAGGTTCACCAAACATATTTGCGAGAGAAGAGGAAGAAGACATTATTACACTATGTCTATAATAAATAATCAAATTCTATTGTATAATGAAAACAAAAGGAACTATTAGTTCTACTGGTTATAGCATTCCAAATACCTTAATGATAATATTGTGTATTTTATTGATTATTGCTGTTGGAAGTCATTTATATTCTAAACATGTTGCTGGTATGCCTTCTCCAGTCTCTGGATTTCCAATATCTAATACTCCCCCTCCAAATGTAGTATATCCCCCAAGACAGATGCCGATGATGTTTGGTGGAGGTAACGGTGGTATATGGCCTCCAGATGTATTGGGTAATCCCTATGCGGCTCCACTAAAGGATGACAGATATTTAGTAGGTCCTCCTATGTTTCCTGTAAATGTATCTACAAATCCTGGTGCGGTGGATACTTCTTATAGACAAGTCGGTGTTTTATCACAGGGGTCCAAAGGTGGTTGTACCTGTGGAAAGAGAATGTGTAATGGTTCATGTAACTCTGGACAATCTACACACAATGACTTGTTAATATTAATGGGGAGACCTCTCTTTACTAATAGAGATACGTGGCAATATTATGCTATTAGCAACCAACGCAATGGTGTAAAGTTGCCTGTTAGGGTTGGTGGAAAGAATGCCACAAATGAGTATGGAGTTCGTGAGTTGTCAGCTGGGGATGATATTGTGGTTGATGGATACAACAAGAGATATACTGTAAATATGTATGAGAGTGATACCATAAAATATTTGCCGTATATGTAAGCGGTGTGTGTAAATATATATAACTCCGAAAAGGACTTAAAGACATTTGAATACTTATTATTGGGAGGTGGTCCCAATTTTTAGATTTTCCGGATTTAGCTCAGTTGGTAGAGCACACGACTGTAGTTGTTTATATAAGAAGTTATCGTGTTGTCGGTGGTTCGATTCCGCCAATCCGGACTTATGCGCGGGTGGTGTGGTGCGTAGCACGTCCTTGGGACCAGTGGTAACATGAGACCTTGCCAAGGTTTAGCTGAGGGTTCAATTCCCTCCTCGCGCATTGTAGGTATAACTCTCTGTTCGTATAATGGTTAGTACATTGGCTTTACACGCCAAAGATTTGGGTTCAATTCCCAGACAGAGAATATTGGAATTTTAAATATCATCTTGTAATTGGTAATAATATCATTACAAGATTGTGTAATATTTTATTTGGTATTATTATAATGCTTATTCCAAATATTTCTTTTGAGATGAATATGATAATTCATTCTATTATTATTGGATTACTTTGCTATTCAGTATTTTACTATTTCTTACACTACTCAAAAAATGTTGCTCAAAAATACAGTACCTATGTGTTTTTATTTGTTTTAATATACATGTCTATCTTTGGACATAATCTTCCAAGATTGGGTGTTATTAGTGGTCCTTATTATTAAATTAGTTTGGTATTTCTTTCCAGTTGGTACATTTTGGTACTGTACGGTAACGGGAGTCTATAGTATTATCTAACTGTTTAAAGATAGGGGTTTCTTGAGAAGTTGATTCTACTGTGTAAGCAGACAGCACTACATTATCAGTAAATACTACATTATCAGTAAATGGAAAAGTGGTTGCTGATGAAGATGGCTTATCACTACGGGAAGTTGGTTCTACAGTAGAAGCAGACACTTCTTTATTATCAAAAAATCTATTGATTACTTTTGATTTCCAGTAAATTTTGGTACCATTTGTAATCAGGTTATCAATAAATGTTTTAAATAATGATGAACTTTCGTAAGTATCTTTTAGTTGTGTTTCAATGCTATTATTATCCAAAAGAATATATGGCTCTATTTTACCAGTAATAGTTTCTGACAAGAAAATACATATATTAGTGTCGTCATGTAAATCATATTGTTCAAGTGATCTGAGTAATGCGAAACCACTAACATTGATACACATACCTTTGAGCTTTGATTTATCAAGAGTCTTGGTAGTCTCACTTATATATATATATGAAGATGAATCTGTAATTTTACGAGCAATCGGTATATTTAATGAATAGTTAACTGTAATTGTCATCTCAGCCACTTGTGCTTCTAAGTTTTTAATTCTCTCTTCTGCTTCAGCAAGAGATGTTTTAAGTGTTGCAATCCTATCACTATCAGGTTCCAGGTAAGTGTAGTTATGATAATAAGTAATTCCAGACATTTTAAGTATTTTTGGTGGTCGGTCTTTAAGTCATTTTATGGATTAAATAACTTAAGTATTTTTGAAAACCATTACATAGAATTAAAAAAAATAAAATACACTTTTTATTTTTTTTTGTGTTTATTCTGGAATTGTTTATAGTGATTTGTATAGTTTTATAAGTTATAAGCTTATTCTTTGATTAAGTTGGAAATCTCGTTAATTCGGTTATTCAAATCTAACGCGGTATCCATATAAAGGTCCTTAATCTTTTCAAGTGATTGGTCAATTTCATTTGTAGTGTTTTCCAGTTGTCTGTCAAACATTGTTTTGGTATATGCCAAGTCCTGTCTGAATTCATCCAATTTGGTATCATATTCGGCATAATCATCATCTAACTGTCCCAATACTTTTTCCAAATGTATTTCAGCACGTTCCTTTTCACATTCCATATTTAACTTCATTTTTTTCAGTTGCTTGTTCACTTTTTCAAAATCATTTTCCCATTGTTCCAATATCTTTTCAAATCGGTTTTCTAAATGTTCCATTTTGCATTCTAGTTCAAATTTATTATTATCCATTTCTTCTCTAAGATTATTTTCCAATTCTGTTGATTTTTTATTACATGCTTTGGAAAGTTGTTTGTTGGTGTCTTTTTGATTTTTATTTTCAATTTCCAGTTGGTTAATTCTATTGGCAAATTTTTCCATTGTAGCCATATTATATAGAAATAACAAGTATACAATTAAAATGAATACCAAACAAATTCCAATAAGGTTATGATTTGCTTCTGCACGACTGGTGTAATATTCTTCATAGGTAATTGGGCGGATGGTTCCATAGATTCCATAAATTCTATCAATTCCATAGATTCCATAAGTAGTATTAGAAAGTTTGTTAGCAAGAGACATGGTTGAGTATTAATTTGTAATGAAAAAGTGGAGGGTGGTTTAATTCAATTTTTATTAACTGTTATTTCTAATACTTTCTAATAGTATTTACAAATTTTAATATTCAAATTCCAAATAAAAAAGAGGTTTTCCCTATTTTTATTTTTTATATAAAGTTTTTCATTTTTATTTTTTATTTTATGTAATTTTACAATTTATTTATATTTCTAATTTTAAATATCCTTCGTGATGGGTTTAATAAACATTTCGTAGTAGAATTTTTTGTTCTATTTATATATAAATTTACTCCATAAATAGTATTTTCACAAAATAAATCAATTACTTTTATCATAGTTGGTGTTGTTCCAATAACCACTGAAAATACCCATAATCCTTTTACTTTGTAAGTGATTACATCATCTATATTTACATTAACAATATTAGCACGTTCACCATATTCAGGAAGACCAATCATTACTGCAAATTTATCAGTAGTAGTAGTTGTCATTTTCTTGTCAATCAGGTTAAATTAATATATTTTAACTTACAATAAATTATAAAAAGTATTTCATTTTTATTTTTTAGTTACTAATAAAATTTTATAATAGGCTTTTGAAATGAGAAAGATGTAAATAATTCTATGCGTCTGGATAGCACAGAGAAGGATTAAACAACAATGCTGAATGATCTAACTCTGGATGTGTTATATTTCTCTCCAAATAATTAATAGCACTTGGATTTGAAGAAAACCAATACCAATTAATTCTGGAAGGATTATCTAACAACATTTGTATGGCATCTGGATTTTTATTGGAAGACAAATAACACCAATTTATTTTTTCTCTGTTATCCATCAACAATTCCATGGCAAGAGGATGAGAATTTCCAGATAGAACATCCCAATTTATGCGATTACGATGTTTCAATAAAAGATTAATTGCGTATGGATTACTAGACACACTAAACCAATTATCTAATTTGGAAATATTTCTCTCCAAAAGGTCCATTGCCTCTTTGGTTCTATTGTTTGAGAGAAGATACCAATCAACCTTATCCAAGTTCTGTGTTAGGAGTTCAATAGCCTTTGGGTCAGTATTCCTACAGAATTGAGGCCAGCATATGTGTTCTTTGTTTTCCAGAAGTATATCAATGGCATAGGGATTATTGGATAGAAATCTCCAATCTATTTTATTTGGATAGTTATTGTAGAGAAAATCAACAGCCTTCTTAGAATAATTTGAAGAAAAAAGATACCAACATATTTTGCTTGGATTTTCAATTAACAGTTCCACTGCTAATGGGTGGGGATTAGATGACAGAGTGTACCAATCAATACATACAGGGAGTCCAAGTTTACGTCTATGGTACAGATATGGTGCCATGCATTCATTTCCACTAATCTCTGGGTTTAAAAAGTATGAATATGATCCTGAAAAAAGTGGCCAGAATCCTTCCCTCAATTCTCCTGGTGTATGGTTTGTAGTATTTATATCATCAGTGTTGGTTTCGTCTTCTTCTATAATGGGAGATATTCCAAAATTTATATTAGTATTTGAATTAGATGCCATAAATAAATATTTTGTAGTGCGTTTATATTCCTTTAAGTTCTTTATATTATATATTTACACCTCATCTTCATCTTCATCCGATGTACTAGGGTCGCTTTCTTCTTCTAATAGTATATTTTGATATCCATCATTGTGTGCCATTAAATGATACAAAACCAAAATCCTATAAGACTTACGGCGAAATGTGGATGCTTTATTATACAAATTTGATAGAAATTCTAAGTTGTAATTTGCACAAAACATCAATTGACACATGACTGCAAATATCACAACATTCAGTATCAAATATTCAAATTCTTTAAAGCTTCCTATTAAAGTGTCCATAATAGGATTTTCATTTGTACCACCACATATAGTTTCTTCTGTTTTATTACAAAATATATTTCCAATAGCAATAAATGATAATGTGGAAATAACCACTGACCCAAGTTCCTGTAAATACCTTTCAGCCATTATGTTATGCGTTCTCTCTGTTTCTGTTTATGTTGTTTTGTAATATAATTCAAATTAAGTATTTAAATACAACTGGAATTATACCTGGTATAAAATGATTACGACACATCTTATGGGAGGTCTTGGAAATCAACTTTTTCAGATTTTTTGTGCTTGGGCCATGGCTTTACGGCTTCAAACAGAATTTGTGATATTAAATACATATCAAACAAATTTCAATCACGGTAGAAATGACAGACCAACTTACTGGGATACTATTCTCTCTGGTATAAAGAAGAACATACGTTTTATCAATGGAATGCCAAATATGATTGTAGAGAAAGAACCTGTATTTGAATTCCGCCCAATTAAACTAACCACTGATATTATTAATGGGCGGGCATCATTAATGATTAATGGTTATTATCAAAGCGATAAATATTTTAGAGATAGGTTTATGGAGATATATACAATGTTAGATATTCAGAAAAAGAGAGAAGAAGTACTTAATAAATTTGTTCAAATGACTAATACAGAAGAACCAATGACTAACTCAATCAGTATGCATTTTCGGTTGGGTGATTACAAGGCTCTACAACATTATCATCCTATTATGACTTTTAATTATTACAATAGATCACTGAGAGAAATCCTGAATTCTCTTCCTGATGGTTCTCTCCAAAATCAATATAAGGTATACTTTTTCTGTGAAGATGGAGATATAAATACTGTAATGGATTGTATTCAGCGTTTAACACAGGAATTTGGTGAACGTCTTGTGTTTATTCGTGGAGGACAAGGAATGAATGATTGGGAACAAATGCTCTTAATGAGTTGTTGTAATCATCACATCATTGCTAATAGTTCATTCAGTTGGTGGGGGGCATACTTCAACACATCTACAACAAAGATTGTCTGTTATCCTTCTGTATGGTTTGGTCCTGCCGCAGGGCATAATACCAGAGATTTGTGTCCTGCTGAGTGGAAATGTGTCAGTGTCTAATGGGAGGGTGTCTGGAATGGGTGGGAACATTAGCCAATTATATTAACGACAAAAGCAATTGATGATGGATGTTTTACACAACTTGTTGCCATAAATTGGAAAGGCAGGATTAAATGGAATAGTAGTAAGAGCCATTTCTGGTGGTACTTGTTGTGCCCTAAGTATTTTATTTCCTTTTAATCTATTGAGATGTCTCTGGTATGAATTGTGTTTGATATCACAACCGGCTCCTCCAGGGCTTTGAAACCCGGGGCGATTGCTTGGAGGTCGTCCTTTTTCAATACGAGCTTTTTGGGAATGTCGTATAACTCTATCACTCATATTATTCCAGGTAGTTGCTTGATCATATGAATTTACAGAGGCAAGGTTCATGGTATATTGTGAACTATCTACCCGAATAGTTTTTTGAATGGCCTTTAAGTTCTGGTATCTAAAAGCGAGAGAACTGTTTGAGTTATTGGTGTTTTCATCGGTACATGAACGACAACGAACACCAGGCATAACAAGGTCTTGATTTAAAAAACGGCAGTTACCAGGAAGGTCATTACACTTAATATGGTTATGGTAATACTGATAATTGGGATAGAACAAATTAATTTGGTTTGTGGTTTGTTGAATATTTGACATTATTGATATATAAAAAATGATATTATTTTATTTATCTATTGAAAAGAAAGAACTGAACGCAATGACTTCTCTCAAAAAGCTTAACACAAACTCTAAAAAGAAATCCAAGATTACTATTGATTATGATGATGATGACTATGATATCGGTAGCAGTGGAACATTCAAAAATAATAAGGAACCTGAAGAAGAAGAAGACCCCACAAAATCACTAGAATTAACTGAAGTTTGTGGTATAAATATCCCAAAAGATTGGTTGGTCTCTATTCCAGAGTTGGCTGCTTATATAGAAGACATGGGGACTTTACAAAGAAAATCATTTATTATTGCGATGGAACACTTAAAAACCTCATTTGACGTTTCTAGAAGCAATGGATTTGCGGACTGGCTTAAGTCCCGTTCTACGAGTTCTAGCACGATTTAATACCTTGGAAATATGCTGTTTAATTGTATGATTTATATGCTTTAATGTTTTGGTGGAATTAGTTCGCTTATATCTTATTATTTTTTTGGAATGGGCCATTCCACCACCTTGTGAAATTTGGCTAACATTATATGGAAGTCCTTGTGTAGGTTTGTAGGATGATTGTTGTGAAGAATCCTCTTGGTTATCTGGATTTTCATTATATGCCATTCTACATACTGGAAGTCCTATTCCAAGAAAGTGTGAGAGAAATCCCAAATAACCCTCCCCGGAGCCCTTGGAAAACTCTGCACCATCTGCTAACCATGCTTTAAAATCATTGTATTTACTTGTAATATTACTATCTTGTGTGTAGTCTCTTATAAATTCAATGAGATCACTGGTTTCTTGTGTTTGGGGTAATGATTTTTCCAAGACATCTGCAAATCCATTAAATACTGGTTGCGTAGAAGAAAAGTTATCCAAGACATTTAAAATTCCAGATATAACCGGTCCTACATATGGAACCATATCTATTCTATCAAAAGCCTTATTAATGCCAATTGTTTTAATAAGTTTTTTAATATGTATTTGAATACTTGCTGGGGTTGCTGTATTATTTTTTAATTCATCTAACAGGTCCTTCAATGGCTTAATTAGGTAATCCCTTTGTTGAAACCCAAACATTTTTGAAGCCTGTTGTAATATCTTGTTTTCCAGGTCATCTAATTCCTGTCTTATTCCAGCATAGGTCTCAAGATATTGTTGGTATTTTTGTTGAGTGTTAGGATCTGAATATTTCTCTCTAATTTTTGCTATTATAGCATCCATGTTATCAGTTAACTCTTGTGCGGATAGACTCCTTATAGCATCTGGATTTAAATAACTATCATCATTTGAAATATTTTGAAATTCATCTAATAATTTGGATGCTTCTTTAACCTGTGAATATATCTTTTTTAGTCTGTCAAATTCTTTTAAAATTCGCGATGAATTTGGGCTATACAGTTTATTGGTTGCCATTCTTGTATATTATATATATTATTCGTGTTGGGGAGAAAATAACACAACAATAAAAACAAATATAAAAGTATTATTACAAGTTGTCGTAAATGTCCAATTTTACAAAAATACCAGAGTTACCTATAATATCTCTTGCTACTCCACTTCCAGAAGATCTAAAAGAAATTAATAATTTTAAAACAACTTTCCTCCAACGTGATGCGGACTATGTACTTGTGGAAAGAGAATGTAAACGACTTATTACACAGTTTACATCAACTAATGTTATTACAACCACTGATCCTGCTACAAATACAATATCAGCAATACCAATAAACCCTGTAAAGTTGGCGGCATTGTCTATGTTATATGGTCTAATACGTGAAACACGAGAAACCATGTTGGAAAACCGACTAACATATATACAGCTATTTGCGTGGTATCAAGTTAATCCAGTGTGGGCGATGTATGCCTTAACAGAATGTGTGAATGTCTATGGTTGTTGGAAAGACATTAGAAATTTATGTGATTATTGTAAATGGAGAGAACCGTGGAAAGGGTTGGGACATCCCTTTATATTGTTCGCCATATATCTATTAGAAAATAGACTTAAAGAAGACTGGGCGCACTATTGCTCAGGACGCAATAATTGGCAATACATATCATATGCGGCTAAATGGGCACCTCGTGAGGGTGGACGATTCCACTGGCTAAATGAAATTCTTTGTGTGACTTATTACAAATTCTTGGATGGTATTAATCATGTAGAACATGTAGAAAGGGCTGGTAAGGCTCTTCGTAAATCTAAGATGCTTATGAGGAAAATGCTCTCTACATTAAATAAAAGCCTTGATACTCTGGAAATTAAACAATGCTCTGGAAAATGGAATGAGATTAATATAAAGAGAGTTCCAGTTAGTGCCTTGTTCAAATATCATCGCTCTTTTTTGCGACACAATGTGGATGTTTCTACAATTGGAGACAATAGAACTTATTCATATTTCAAAATAAAACAACTAACCGATAAACTCAACAAAGATAATGATGATAGTGACAATGATGAATGTGATATTGGAGATAATGGAGGAGAGAAAAAGAGAATAAAGGCTACCGATTATATTAACCATTTTCAGAAACTAGTCACTAGATGCTTAGGGGACTTCTCTGGAAAATACTTGGGCGTGTTGGATATATCAAGTCTATCTAAATACGAGTTGGAGAGATCTATTGGTTGTGTATGTGTAGAATGTGATGGAGTATTTGTTTTACAGAAAGATGGAAAATATCCATTTGTTTTATTACAGGGTAAGACATTATGTGAAAGGGCGCGTACAATTAATAACATTATAGACAATGTAGATGGACTTGACAAGGAGGTTTCTCTCCAA